GTGCAGTGGAAAATTTCAAAGGGGCATGTTATCCTTATAAAGTCATAGGTTGATATTTGAAAGGAGTTAGCGAATGCTCCAAAATAACATAGAACTGGATCTGAAAACAAAGCTGATCGAGAGCGGCACAACCCAGACGAAGGTCGCTAAGAAGGTCGGAGTATCCCTTGCCTATGTGAACCGCATCACCAAGGGGCGTGAACAGATCGTGAATAAGACCTTCGTAAAGATGATGAACGAGCTCGGTTATGATGTGGAACTGATTTACAGGAAGAAAGAGAGATGATTGCATGACCAAGAGGAAAGTAATGCCTACGGGGGAATTCAGGGCTTTGGATCGGTATTTATCTCCGTTAGACGTGTGGGCGATGGCTTTCAGCTGCATGGTTGGCTGGGGCGTATTTGCCATGCCGGGGACTACATTTCTCCCGGTCGCCGGACCTGCCGGCACCGTGATCTGGATGCTGGTCGGCATGATCATCATGCTGATTATCGGCAGAAATTTTTCTTTCCTGATGGCCCGCAGTTCCATGACAGGCGGTGTCTATACCTATACAAGAGAAGCCTTCGGGCGGGATCATGCTTTTCTGAGCTGCTGGTTTTTGTGTCTCTCTTATCTGACCATTGTTTTTTTGAATGGTACCGCCCTTTTCTTTATTGTACGTATCCTGTTCAGCGACGCGGTGCAAACAGGCTTTTCCTATACCGTTGCAGGAAATACGATCTATCTCGGTGAAACGGTGGTTTCTGTACTGGCTCTTGCAGGGATCGGTATTCTTTTCATAGCGGCTAAACCATTTCTGCAGAGGCTGCACACCTTATTTTCTATGATACTGCTGATTGGAATTGTCGTGACAGCGGTTTTCTGTCTGCCGCATGTTCTCAATAGCGGAAGAGTTCTCTCTCGGGACGATGGGGCTCAATAAAGGATATGCTGTTTTCAGCCTCATGATCCTCGCTCCCTGGGCGTTCGTGGGTTTTGAAGTGACTGCCTTTGACACCGCTCATTTCAAATTTCCTACGGGACGCTCCAGGAGTATTATCACGATATCCATCATTATAGCCGCCATTGCCTATATTTCCATGGCGTTGATCAGCTTAGCCGCGATCCCCGAAGGTTTTTCCTCCTGGCAGGAATACATAATTGAACTGAACAGTACGAAGAGCAGCCTGCATGGCGTATCTTCGGTGCCTACATTTTTCGTCGCAAAATCTATTATGGGTACGCCCGGACTTGTGCTCATGATCACTACAGCTGTTGCAGCAATCCTGACAGGAATAATCGGCGGTTACCGGGCTACTACCCGCGTCCTGTCCACCATGGCAGAGGATCATATTCTGTCGGATAAGTTTTCCAATACAAGCTACAGTATCATTTTCATAATGGCGCTTTCCATTTTGCTGTCTCTGCTGGGGCGCAATACGCTGAACTGGTTTGTTGACCTGACCTCATTCGGTGCGATTGTCGGTTTTGGTTACACTTCTGCCGCAGCTTACAAAATAGCGAAAGCCGAAAACAATAAGCAGGTTGTAATAACAGGTATCACAGGTACGGTTATTTCCATTATTTTTGCCATTGTGCAGATCGTTCCGCGCCTGGCTGCCATGGAAGCAATGGGCAGCGAGGCATTCCTGCTTTTATCCGTCTGGTGCCTGCTCGGATTCGTGTTCTACTGGAGAACAGTCAGCCGCAGCACGCTGACAGAGTACAGCGGCATGTCCATGTCAGGTATCGTTCTGTTCGCACTGCTTGTATATTCTGCCATGATGTGGCTGGCGAAGCGACTTGCCGGAAGTGAGAGCATGGAGCAGATGAAAGCCACGCTCATCTTTGGCGGGATCATTCTGATGGCGATCGTTTTTGTAGGGCTGGCTGTAATGCTTTACGTTCAGAATGTAGTCCGGGAGAAGCATGAACACACGGAACGGGAAAAGATTCACGCGGTAGAAAGCAGTCTCGCAAAAAGTCAGTTCCTCTTTAACATGTCGCACGACATCCGTACGCCGATGAATGCAATCATTGGCTATACCAATCTCGCGCTGAAAGAACCTGCTTCATCGGAGATCCGGGGATACCTGGAAAAGATCAATGCGTCCAGCCAGCATCTGCTGGCGCTGATCAACGATATTCTCGAGATGAGCCGGATTGAAAATGGCAGAATAGAGCTGGAATACATTCCTGTCGATCTTTGTACAATATTTGACGATATACGGGATCTGTTTTCCGAGCAGATGAAGCAGAAAAAGATGGATTTTCAGGTACATACAGGACAGGTACAGTACCGCTATGTGTGGTGTGATCGGAAAAACCTGAACCGCGTTCTGCTGAACATTATCAGCAATGCCTTTAAGTTCACGCCGGAAGGCGGCGCCATTACCGCGTCTCTTATGGAAACAGGCGGCACGGAAAATGGATACAGTTCTTATGAGATTCGTGTACAGGATACAGGTATCGGCATGTCAAAGGAATTTGCAGAACGGATGTTCAACGCTTTTGAACGTGAACGCACTTCAACGGTCAGCGGTATAGAGGGCACGGGACTTGGATTGTCGATCACAAAGAGTATCGTCGACCTGATGGGCGGAACTATTGATGTGCTGACTGCTCCGGGCAGCGGCACACAGATTGTGATCCGGCTTAAGTTCAGACTGGCAGATAAGAAAGATGTTAATACCGGTGAAAGAGAAAAGGAGAAGCAGCTGACAAACGAAGTCGCAGCAGAATCGGAGATCGATTTCAGCAAAAAAAGACTGCTGCTGGTGGAAGACAATCTGATCAACATGGAAATTGCCTGTATGATTTTATCTCAGGCAGGTTTTATGGTAGATACTGCGGAGAACGGGCGGATTGCGGTGGATAAGGTTTCTGCCTCTGCCCACGGGTATTATGATGCAATCCTGATGGATATTCAAATGCCGATCATGGACGGGTACGAGGCCACGCGGACCATTCGCTCCCTTCCGGATCCGGCCCTTGCCGGTATTCCTGTCATTGCCATGACCGCGAACGCTTTCAAAGAAGATGTGCAGGCAGCGTTGGATGCGGGGATGCAGGCACATATTGCAAAACCGATCGATGTGGGGATGCTGATGAAAACATTGTCGGAGGTATTGGCGGCAGCGGAGAAAACATAATACGCGTCCAATTTTCATGGAAATCGCGAGAGGGGGGTGCGGATAAAAAGCTGGACTTTTAGGGCTCCGAAAGGAGCAGAAAATGTATTCAAAAGAACAACGAGAAAAAGCCTTGGCATTGTATGACAAATGCCATTCCGTCACAAAAGTCATCCAAGTGTTGGGTTATCCAGAGAGTCGTCAGGGCCTATATCTATGGTTAAGGCAACGGAATGCTGCCCCCAAAAAGAAAGCCGAACGAAGAAGAGTCAACAACTCACCGGATCATCCTCTCCATCCATCGCTTGAAACAAAGCTTGATATTCTTCGTCGTTGCTTTATTGAAGGGGAAAACGTACAATTAGTCTCAGAAGAAACAGGATATAGTCGCGCTTCCATTTATACATGGCGTCGAAAATACCAATCCGGAGGACCGGCAAGACTAATGAATTCCAAAGATGATTCCAGAGGTATACTTAACAAGGGTAAGCCTTCTTCAACGAATGAGATTGATTCGCTCAAGCAGCAGATGCTGGAAATGCAGCTTGAGATAGACATATTGAAAGAGACAATTAACGTCTTAAAAAAAGACCCAGGCGTCAGCAAAGCTCCGTTGAAGAACAAGGAGAAGGTAGCGATTGTTGACGCCTTGAAAAAGCGATATACGCTACCAATGCTTTTAGGAAAGTTGGAACTGTCCAAAAGCAGTTATTACTATCAGGAGACTCGGCTTAATCGTATCAATAAATATGAGGAATTGCGGGAACAGATCAGCGCTGTCTTCTATGAGAATAAGTCTTGTTATGGTTATAGGCGAATCCATGCAGTCCTCAAAAAGAATGGAACTACTGTTTCTGAAAAAATAGTGCGTCAGTTGATGCGGGAAGAGGGGTTGTTTCCCAGAATAAAACAGAAGAATAAATACAGTTCCTATAAAGGAGAAATATCTCCCGAGGTACCAAATCTTGTAGAGCGGGATTTTCATGCAGAATGCCCGAACCAAAAGTGGCTAACAGATATCACAGAATTCGCAATTCCTGCAGGCAAAGTATATCTGTCCCCTATTGTTGATTGCTTTGACGGCATGCTTCCTGCCTGGACTATAGGTACAACACCAAATGCAGCACTGGTCAACGGAATGCTTGATAAAGCCATTGCCACTTTATCCCCGGAAGAGCGTCCTCTGATTCACTCTGATCGCGGCTGTCATTATCGCTGGCCGGGATGGATCGACCGCATGAACAGAGCAGGTCTTGAAAGATCTATGTCAAAGAAAGGGTGTTCCCCTGATAATTCAGCGTGTGAAGGGCTGTTCGGCAGACTAAAGAATGAAATGTTTTATAACCAAAAATGGGAAAATGTCACTCTGTCAGAATTCATGGGTATCTTAAATGATTACCTCGTTTGGTATAATGAAAAACGTATCAAAGTATCACTTGGTAACATGAGCCCTGTGGAGTACAGACGAAGTCTTGGAATTGCTGCTTAGGCAGTCCAAGAAAATGTCCGCACCCCCTCTTGTAAAGAATTTTTTGTATACTTGCGGATTGCATGCTTCTCATCCTTTGAGAGCATTTCTATCCAAGGATCATATTCTTTACGCATCGTATCAACTACAACATTCTCACGAACAGCATGAAATCCTTTAATCGCCTCGGGCGTTGTACGAGAGGCAGTGCTTATTGCTGTTGTCTTTGCTTTTGATTCCAAGGACTTTATATACTCCGGATCCAGCAGATCCGTCTCGCCCTTCATATAGGCTGCAAAGCTTTCGGCAAGATATTCTGACTTACTTGCTGTGGCATAACCGGAAAGATGAGGCGCATATTCCTGCATTCGTCCAGTTATGCTGTTGGTAGTCTTCGGATCTAATACTGTCCATTGGACATGATGGCCGAGTTCATGTGTAAAAAGGCCTTCGACCGTGTCACCGCTCACGAGCTCCCGCCCAGCTTTTGCATACCTCTCGGCAAGTTCTTTCTGACGGCCGGACAGCTTGTCCATGTTGTTCATCACGAGATCCCATGATTCCTTGGATCGCTGCATGTACGCATCCAGTGTCTTCGGATTCTTCAGCACAGCCTTATTAATATAAATGCCATGCTGGACTGGATCATATGAGAACAAGGCGTCTTCTCCGCTGGGAAAAGCCTTTTTCCCAAGTCTTGAAGTTGGATCTACAGCCTTGATTCCTGACAGCTTTTCGAGATCAGGAAATCTACCATATACTTCCGTCAGAGAACGGTTGATTGCATTGGCGTGTTCCAACGAGATGCCCTTGAAATCCACTTGCCCTTTGAATGTCCGATCCATGAAGTTCTGTTTGCAGAACTGCTTTGCATATTCCTGTGCCTCTTCGATTGTCTCCGCCGGTTTGAATGGAGCTGCCTGTTCCTTCCACTGGTTTGCACGATGGCGGGCAGTCTGCCGGTTCTCCGGGTCAAGGCTGTGCTTTGCAAGCCGATCCTGCCTGTCTGCCTGCCTTTCTACATAGTTCTCTCTAGCTTCCCCCTTCTCCGCCTTAGCTGCTTCCTTCAGCTCCTTCTTTGTCGCGTCCGGATCTGGAGCGGAGCTGATCCCAGGGAAATACGTCGTAAATCCGTCCTTACATCTCGGATGCAGGAAGCCCTGCTGCATAGCCGTGCTGAGCAGCTGATGTTTTCCATCCGGCTTACCGCCGGAGTACACATCATCTACCAGTACCTTTCCGAGCCACACTATGCACTGAGGACATGCTGTGCCGTGATCACCATTACGCATTGAACCGCGCTTATTGACTATAACCAGCTCCTCGCCCCACTCTTTCCGCTTTTCGCCTTCTCCCATCAGATAAGCCCGACGTTCAGCGGTTCTGATCGCCATGTCCGCATAGTCGCTGATCGTGTGTCTGGAGCCGTTCTTGTAGACGATGCTGTCAATACCGCGAAGGAGAAAATCCTTCGTTGCCATATCCACTGCCTTCTGAATTGTTCCCGCCCCGGTATTGGCATACATCTGAGCGTCAAATATTATCTTTCGATACTGATCATTGGAGCGCCTCAGGACGGCCTGCTCAGCCTTCTGCAGATCACTGTGCGTACTTTTCACCAGTGCTTCGAGTTTTTTATCGTTGATTCTGAAAAACGCATCTCCGGAGCCCTCAATGGCCGCCCCGTTATTATTTGTGTGTTGCCTTAACGGAACATTTCCTCTCGAAAGAGTCTCAAGGATTCGTTTTTCCTCATCTTTCTGTCCATTCTCTTTTGCATACCGTATCGCGTCCTCGATTCGTTTATTGATGCGATCAAATTCCGGACCGTACTTTTTTCGGTTTTTCTTGCGATATTCCGTCAGGTATTTCAGCTGTTCGACCTGCCATTGGTTCCAGTCGAATCCTTCATCGTCTTCTTCTTTCAGATGGCGCTTCAGGTTTCGCATCATGGACTCGATCATTTCTTCTTCGATTCTCGCAAATGCTTTTCCCGCATCATAGGCCATTGCAGTAAACCTTCACTCCCTGTGTCGCATATTGCTGCCGGACGCGCTTCATCTGCGTTTTGGTCATAGGGTCATTTCTAAGCTCGAAATAATCACTGCCCTTCCGGATCGCGTAAATTCCGACCGGCACCTTCTCCGCTGCTATTTTCAGGAGCGCTTCCACCTTCTCCTTCGTCATTCGGTACCCGCGTTTCCCGATTATCACCGTGCAGATCACCCGTGTCATCCTCCAATCCGTCCATACCGACTGCAGGTTCATCCATGTCGATCAGTCCCTGCTCCGCCTTCAGGCGTTCCACCTCGGCGTCTTTGTCTTCCTGTGTCCAGGTATCGCCGTACAGTTCTTCCACAGACTGTTCTATTGACATGATTCCGCCCTGCTTGGCTTTAACAACTGTATCAACCGTTGTCCCGAAGTCCGGAGAAGCATATTCGCCAAACCTGACAGACACCTCGTACTCTTTTGCCGCAGGACCATGAATAAGATCGTTGACCATCATGATCCGTTCGATCAGCACCGGAAGCACCTCGTTAAGCGCATCCACTATCTTGCTGCGGACATGCAGCGTGACTTTTTCCTTCTCGCGCTGTGCCTCCGCGTTGTCGTTCTTCTTAAGGTCCATGCCGAGTGTTGCCGGACTCATAATTCCCTGGAGTACCAGATCCATAAAGGAAGCATAGCTGTTCACGTATGCCTCATAACTGATCTGCGGCTGTGAGACATCGATCTTATCCTGCGCTCCTTCTGTCTTCATGGATCCGACAGCGATAAAATCGTTATCAAACGGATTTGCCTCAATCAGCTGCCCGGTATTCGGATCCCTTGGCACCATATCTTCCGGTATATACCGCTTCACGCGGCCCATGCGGACTGCATCAAGCCACTGGCTGATCACTTCATCCAGTGCATCCAAGACATCCGTCTTGGAGTCAAACAGGGCTTTACCGCGACCCTGCCACTTGCCCGACCGGAAAACAATCAGCGGTACGGCCATCATGAAATCGCCATTAAACGTCGTGTCTTTTAATCCGGCAACTTCTTCGACTTCTGAAAGATCAACTTCTTTTCCGTCTTCACTGAACAGCCGGTATTTCACATAACCGATGCCGTATTCTTCCTCCAAACGGAATTCCTTCTTATCGGCCTGGTATGGCGTGTAGAATTTAACAGCTGTGGTTTTTCTGCCCTTCGTAACAAACTCCACGCTGTCCGCCTCATAGAACGAAACAATCGGGAAATTACTCTCCGCATCGATGGAAATCTTGAACGCTCCATCTGCAGAAGAAAGGGATCCAGCTATCGCATCTCCAAGCAACCCCGCAAAATCACAGTCCTTCGCAATCTCGTTCCAGGTGTCAAGTATCGGGTGAGAATCTTCGTCCTCCCCAAAATCAACACCGTCAAAATCAGCTGTGACAATATCCTTGTATCTGTCAACAACGATCGATACGATCCCGCTATGGATCTTCCTGACCTTCCCGTACGGTACCGCGGCCCAGAATCGATTCGTGTCCGTGTCCATTACTGCTGTCTGCTTAAAGAACTGCGCCAGCTCCGCAGGATCTCCGCGATACCAGATCTGATTTTTTAACACATTGGCACGGAAGGTCAGCGGTTCCCTGATCGTAATCCGCTTCTCCGTGGCCGGCTGCACTTTCAGCAGCTTAAATACAAAATCTCTGAACCAGCCCATCAGGTCTGCTTCCTCCTTCCGATTCCGATCTTCGATTCATACGGCAGCCATCCGTACTGAACCGAGTTGATCATATGGTCATTGCCGTCTTCCGGCTGATTGTCTTTATCTTCTTTCCAGCTGTATACTTCCAGCTCGTGAATGTATGTTCTGCAGTGATCCAGCACATAAAAGCACGGCTCGGAGCCTGCATCCGCAAACCATCCGAGCTGTGTGTTGATCCTGTCTATGATTTTTTCTTTTTTCCAGGCATTTACGAAATTGTAAATGCATCCGTATATCCGCTTGAACTTCAGACATTCGGTTATTGTAGCCTGATCAGCAGAATCGATAAATACGTCCTTTGTAAAACCCCATTCCCTGCGGTTCCTTTCCAGGAAGTCGATCATGTTCTTTACAGTGTCGGACGGTGCAATTGGCACTGACAGCTCCGCGTTGTTATAGACTCGCTCATCCAGCACGATACATCTGCCTTTATTTGTGATGCCGATAAATGACATCGCAATCGTGTCCGGAGACTGTTGCGAGTACGCGGTGTCGACCGCGGCAGAAAAGAACCTGAAGCGCTCCTTCTGCCTCAATTCTACACTTGTGAGCCGCCTGTCAGATTCCTGTTCTTTGAACTGTTCCGCCCAGACCTTTGTTTTTACATGGACTTTTTTGTCAAAGTTGCTGAATACAAGGCCTGTTGCTCTGCCGCGCAGACCAAGGATCTTATTCTTCCACAGTTTTGTTCCTTCCGGGACATTATCCTTGATCCGTTTTAGCTTCTCAGGCGTCAGCGCTATATTGTCGTCGAAGTTAAAAAACCAATGCGTCCATCCTTCTTTCGGCTCTTCCGTCAGTTCCTCAAGGATCTCAGCAGGGGTGTCCTCTCTCCATGCTGGAAGCGGCCTGCTGTGATTGATGTATTCCTTGTACACCGGCAATGCCGGGTCATCCGGATTTAATGTTGCGAGCAGATAGTCGCAGCGCATGGCTGCCTCTCTGACAAAGTCCATGTCTGCGATGTTGATCTCGTCGATATAAAGGCATCCGTACTGACCGCCTAATGCTTTCTTCCAGCGCTTCCTGTCATCATAGCCGAGCACAAGGATTTTCTTGTCATTTCCCGGTGCAACATGGAACAACAAATGCGGCAGCTTAAGGTCTTTTGTTCCGTTACCGTTGTATTCAACCAGACAGCCGAATTCCTCCCGGATCCCGTGGTCCTTGTCGATCAGATTCTTTTCAATCGTGCCGGTATCCAATCCGGCAATGATGTGCAGCGGTCTCGCACTCTCTGCAACATTCAGCATGAACTTGTAAATACCTACGGTTGTCTTTCCCGCTGCTGTTACACCTTCCAGAAACTCCACAGGCGCTTTGTGATCGATGAAAGCATCAAACTTACGCCCGACCTTCATCAGGCATCACCACGCCTCTCTCTGCGCTGCTCAAGCAGCTCTGACAGCTTCGACTGCTCTTCATCCATGCCGCCGACCTGAACCTTTTCCGTCCACATGCCGTATCGCTTACCAAGCAGCTCCGCTGCCTTAAGCCGGTCCTTCTCATCCGGAAGCTTAGTCACGCGCCTGGCTTCTGAGCATCCGTCTCCTATCCCCTCAATCACCACGATCTCCGACTGCGATTCTCCCCTCAGCACGCTTGTAAGGTACTCGACAATCTCCTGCTGATCCGCGGTTCGATCGTTGTGGAGCTGCTCCATCTGCTTAGACAGGTATTTCTGAACCTTAGCGTTTCTAAGCAGTCTCCCCGCATTCACTGCGGCCACTGTATCTTTTTTCACGCTCGGATAGGCTGCCTTGTAGGCACGAGTGCCATTGCAGTCTATCAGGTATTCGTCACTGAACCTTTTCTGTTTTTCTGTCATTGCAGCCCTCCTTTCGTCATTATGCAAACCGGGCATAACCCGGAAATAATCATGGTGCCGGACATCCGGCACCGAGTCATAAGGGGTTTGAAGAAAAAGTATGAAAAGAGCAGGAAGGCTTATCCTCCCTGCTCTCTGGCAGCTTATACTATATCACAGACCCATACTGCATTTTAATGCACTCTTTTCGGAATTTCGAATTTTTGAAGTGCGCGGCCGTGTAATTCAAGCGTCCAGCGCTCTTCGTATCCCATTGCGTCCGCGATGTTCTCCCACTTGTAGCCCAGGATATACCGGTACCGCAAAAGGGTCTTCTCCGCTTCACCACATGGCATACTCTCAATAGCCTTAACAATCCGTGTCCTCGAAGCAGTGCTCTTCCTGAGCGTCTGAATCAGCTTTCTGCGGAGCCGGTCATACTGTGACGCGAAAACGGAAAGATCCCTTTCTCCTCCGGATCCATGCGGCATATCATCAACCACTTTTGAGGGAAGGATATAGCTGCTTTCAAGTTCCTCGATCTCAAGCAGGATTTCCTTCTCCTTTTGCTTGTAGTCAAGATACCTGCGAAGATATGCTTTTTTCTTTTCGTTCTCGTTCGCGCACATTAACAATTCTCCTCGTCAAGATCACAAATTCAGTCCGTCGTGTTCCGGGAATTCCATCTCACAAAGAAACGCGATATTGCATGCCAGATGCCACAAATGCGGCAGTCCGCTTTCTTCGTCCACTCCCTGCGGGTCATCGAGGTATGCCATAAAATGCCTGAAGGCTGCATCCCTGTATCTTTCGACTTCAACGGTTTTCCAGTTATCCGGATCATGATATTTTGCATTACCGTACTCCCGGATTCTGGCGACCGCCCAGATAATTGCTCTTGGAACCAATGACAACCGGGGCTTACCGGCATCTGCTTTAGCTCTCTGGTCACTCACGCCTTTAGCACCTCCTTCATCGCATTCGCCATGTCCATCACTCCACGGATATAGCCAAGTGTGATAATCCGCTGATGATCCGCATCATCATTTTGCTCATACATTTCCCAAGGGATTGTGTTTTCGTCGATTATTCTAAAAGCATTGTAATCTATCGTATCATTTGTGATTCTCATCCGTAATCACCTCAATTCTCAGGTTCAAAGCATGTAAGATACTCAGAAATACTCCAAGTGTCATGCTCTTTCCTGATTCGGCTCTAATGACTGTAGTACGGTGCACATCCGCTATCGCAGCCACATCCTCCTGTGAATAACCTAAATCCTCCCGCCGCATCTTAAGCAGCGTCCCGTAGTCAATTGTCATAGTCCCTCCATCCATTCGCAAGGTAGGGCTTTCCATCCTTGTCGATCAGAACCACAAAAGTACCGTTATGTGTGTTCATGAGATATTGCACTCCAGTATCTCGATCGGTTACCAGTGCGACGCCAATACTGTTTCCACCAGCCTCGACACGAAAGCGGGTCGGATCATCGAAGGCGTCAGCCCGCTTCAGTATGCTGTTACCGCATCCGGTCATTGCTGCACCCATAATCATCATCGCAATCAAAATAATCAATTTCCTAGTCATCATCTGAACCCCACATGTACTCCGATTTCGTCTTCGACGATCTGAACCTGCTCATCCCATGTCAGATAATCTTCTGCAAGGCAGGCCGTTTTCAGGTTGAACCGTTCTATGAATTGTCGGCACCGTTTTTCTCCGAAGCCGAACTCATCATGTAGAACTGCCACAGCGAATACCAGGATCACCTGCATGCTCCGGTTAATAATCGTGTCGGCATAATCTTTCAGTTCCTTCTGCGTCTGCAGCACCTTCACTCCAAAAGACTGACGGAAGCGCAGTTCCTTGCCAAACTCTTCCAGGCCGTTCTTCCGGATCTGCTCGTAAGCGTAATACATCCCCTGGATCCGGCCCTCATACAGCTTATCTTTTGCCATCTATCATTTCCTCCAGTGCATCGATCACATCCAGGATAAGCACGTGCATCGATCTGTTCGCCCCATATCGATCCTCAAGCGAGTTAGCCTTTTGGACGACCTCCTGCCAGAATGCATCGTCATGGCTGGATGATGAAAATGCGAACGCTTTAAAGAACCTCCACAGATCGACTGTAAACTGATAAGCCTCATCCTGTGTGCTCATAGGTTTCCCCAATCCGAAAGTAGCTTTTTCCAGGATT